CGGACCAGTTCGCCATTGTCGGGTATGTGATCCAGAGGCCGTCCGTCCCTGCCGTGCCGGGCCGTCTCCCTGGGAACAACAACGACTATTTCGCCGAGCGGGACGCCCTGCTCGCGGCCCTTCGGGAGCCTGGGAACGGGACCCTGATCCATCCGTTCCTCGGGGAGTTCACTGTGGCCCTGGCCGGGCGTGCGCAGATGACCGAGAGTTTCCAGGAGGGAGGGATCGCCCGGTTCCAGATGTCATTCGTCAGGGCGGGGGCGAACCAGTTCCCGCAGACCACGGCGGACCACCTGGAGGAGGTCAACGCGGCGAGCACCACGTTTCTCGACTCGTTCCGGGACAAGCTCAACTCCATAATTACCTGGGACGGGCCGGACTTCCTGAAGTCCGAGTTCATCACGGACCTGAAGGAGGGCTACTCGACCCTGAAGACCACCGTCGGGGCCATACAGGGGTTCACCACCACGGTCAGGGGCACCGTGATGGGTATTATCAACAAGTCCTTTCGCGACCTCAACGACCTCAAGGGGGACACGCTGGCCATATACGACGACATCGTCTGGACGTTCACGGTGTTCGACAAGATCATGGACGAGTTCGACGCATTCGCCTATGTCTATGGACCTACCCGGGGGTGGGGCGGGGACTCCGGCACAACCGCCAGCTACAGGCGCGGGTCCACGGGGGTGAGCACTGTCAGGTCGGCGCTGTCCCTGATGACCTACGGAGACGACATGGATGAGATCGACCAGGTCACGGACTCCAGGACCGACCAGCACAACAACAGGCTCCTGCTCGTTGCGGCGTTCAGGTCGAACGCAATCCTGGCCGCTGCCCGGGCCAGCGTGAAGGCGCAATACAGCTCCTCTGACGAGGCTATCGAGGTCATGCGGGAGATAGTGGACGCCCTGGACGACCACCTGATGTTCCTGGCGGACACGGTGCAGGATGACGAGTCCTACTCCCTCATGGAGGCTCTGAGGCCGAAGGTCGTGGACGCCATGATCGCGTTCGGGGCGTCGTTGGCTCCGATCCTTTACTACACGGTCCCGGCGGATCCGGTGCCCCTCCTGCGGCTGGCGTATGAGAGGTACGAGGACCTGGATATGGCGGTGGATATCATGGACCGGAACGTCGGGCTGATCGAGCATCCCGGATTCCCCCCGGGTGGAAAGCAGATCGAGATACTGTCAGAATAGAGGAATGAAATGAGTCTCTCGTTGCGGGTCAACACGCAGTCGTTCGGAGGGTGGCAGAGGGCCATCGTCAGCCAGTCAATCGACCAGCTGGCGTCGAGCTTCTCTGTGGAGTTGACGGAGCGGTTTCCCGGGTCCCCGCACAAGTGGGAGCTGAGGGTGGGGGACTCCTGCGAGGTATGGCTTGATGACAGTCGCATGATCACCGGGTGGGTGGAGGAGGTTCCCATCGAGTACGACGCCAAGATGCACCGGATAGTTATCTCCGGCAGGGACGCCACCGGAGACCTGGTGGACTGCTCCCACGCGGGATCGAAGACAGAGTGGAACGGGCGGAAGGCCATCGACATCATAGACGACTTGACGGAGCCCTTTGGCATCGAGGTCGTGGTGGACGACAGCGCCTCCGCCCAGATCCAGAAGAGCGTCAAGAAGTTCACGACCAATGACGGCGACTCTGTGTTCGAGGAGATCCGGCGCATCACGAACAACAAGGCCGTGCTGCCGGTCAGCTACGGGGACGGCAAGCTCTACATCACGCAGGCGGGGACGAAGAAGGCGAGCGGCACCATCGAGCGCAGGAACGTCCTGTCCGGGGCCGCGTATCAGAGCAACACGGACAGGTTCTCCCAGTACGTGGTGAAGGGGCAGGACCAGAGCGACGACACATTCTCCCTGTTCACTACCGCCCGCCCGAAGGGGTCTGCTACGGACTCGCTGATCGCCCGGTACAGGCCCATCGTGATTGTTGCTGACACGAAGGTAGACAGCGGGACCTGTCGAGACAGGGCGGACTGGGAGGCGCGACGTAGGGCCGGGGACTCCCGCTCGTGGGTGTTCAGGGTTCAGGGGTGGACGCAGCCTGACGGGGTCCCGTGGCCCTTGAACTCCCTGGTGCGGGTGAGGGACGACATGCTCGGGATCGATGGGACGTTCCTCATCAACTCGTTGCGGTTCTCGATGGACCAGGACACCGGCACGGTGACTGAGATAGGCGTGTGCTACCCGGGCAAGTACGAGTTGTTGAGCAGCATGCATCCGATCGAGAACATGAAGGGCTCGATGGACAAGGACCAGGTGGTTGCGGACTTCTTGGCTGGAGGTCTGGGTGATGATTAGTAGCATGAGGATGTTCGAGCGGATGGTCAGGCCCCTGAAGGCCCGTATTCAGCTGATGGTGGGCAGGGCGCTGCTTGCCGCCGTGGACAACTCCGGCAAGACCCAGCGGCTGCATATTCAGCTCATGGCTGACGAGGAGATCAGTGGCGTGGAGAGGTTCCAGGACTACGGCGTGGAGAGTTACCCGTTGGCGGACGCTGAGGCCCTGGCCGTGTTCCTCGGGGGCAATAGGGAGCACGGGATAGTGGTGCGGGTCCATGACCGTCGGTATCGGCCACTGGACCTGGAGGAGGGGGACGTGCAGGTGTACTCGATGCACGGCACCCCGCACAGGATCTGGCTCCGGAAGGATGGCGGAAATACCGTCATCCAGATTGACTGCGCCAAGCAGGTTATCAACGCATCCAAATCCAGGGAGATCACGACTCCGGAGACCACCCACACGGGAGACTACGAGATTGACGGGAACGAGCACGTGACTGGGACTATAGACGCGGACGGCACGATAACCAGCCTGGCGGATGTCATAGACGCTGTGCGGTCGATGCAGGCCGACAGGGTTATATACAATAAGCACAAGCATATATGTTCGGCCCCAACGGTGTTATCCGGACCTACAGATTCACCGCAATAACAGGAGGAAGGGCAGTGGCGATAGAGGCTGCGACAGACCTGAAGGTTGAATGGGATGAGGGCTATATGCTGGGTGACCTGGTGCTGGACGGGAGCAATGAGTTGGAGTCCGACCTCGGCCTGTCCACTGCGGTGTTGATGAGCCTCTTCACGGACGCCCGTGCGTTCGTGGACGACCCGCTGCCGGACCCCGACCACCGAGACAGGCGTGGCTGGTGGGGAGACAAGACGAGCGAGTACAGGGATGCCAACGACCAGATCGGATCCAGGCTCTGGCTCCTGGAGCGGAGCAAGACCGTTTCCGAGACCCTTGTGCTGGCTGAGGGCTACGCCAACGCAGCCTTGAAGTGGCTCGTGGACGACGGTATCGCTACGGAGGTCGAGGTCAATGCCATTCGGCAGCTTGGGAGTCGCGGTTCCGGCGGGGATCCCTGGCTCGCCCTGGAGGTGTCGGTCAGGAAGACGACAGGGGAGCAGGTCAGCTATAAATTCGACGTGCAATGGGAGGCTACACTGGCATGAGCTTCGACCGTCCTACGCTTCAATCACTAACAGATCGCATCCTCGCTGACTTCAAGGCGAAGATGGGGAACACATCCAACTTCCTCCGACGCTCCACGTTCAGGGTGATGGCCCAGGTGATGGCCGGGGCGACCCACTTGCTGTATGGGTACCTGGAGTACAAGGCCGACCAGATGTTCGTGGGCACGGCGGACACGGACAACCTGGAGTTCCTCGGCGGGGAGTATGGCATATCCAGGACTCAGGCGGTGGAGGCTGAGGGGGTTGTGCGGGTGACCGGGACCGTTGGGATCGCCATCCCGATAGGGACGGAGTTCACACGAGCCGACGAGGAGGAGTATGTTTCTGACGCCGACGAGGAGATCGGGGCCAGTGGGTCAGTAGATGTTGCCGTGACGGCGGTCACCGCAGGGCAGTCGGCTAACGAGGAGACGGGAACGGAGCTGGAGTTCGTTAGTCCGATCGCCTCTGTTGACAGTGTGGTAACTGTCCTCTCCCCAGGCATCTCGGGCGGGGCGGACACCGAGACCGACGAAGACTACCGAGCCAGGATTCTCGCCAGGAAGCAGTACCCTCCGCATGGCGGGGCTGCGTCGGATTACGTGGCATGGATGCTGGAGGTCCCCGGGGTGACCCGGGCCGGGTGTATCCCGGAATACGACGGCGGGGGGACGGTCGCGGTGTGGTTCGCCAGGGATGGGGACACGGATCCCGTGCCCAACGCGACCGACAGGCAGACTGTGTATGAGTATCTTCTTGAGCACGCGGACCCAGCCACCGGGGAGGTCGTGGGATGTCCTGTTGGGGCACAGTCTGGGTTGAATGTACTGGAGGTCGTGGACTACAACCTCAACCCCGACATATCCATATACCCCTACACGGACGAGGTGAAGGCTGAGGTCGAGGCCGAGTTGGAGGATCTGATTCGGCGGGAGGGCGGCCCAGGGGAGACAATTTATGTGAGTCGGATTGCGGAGGCCATCAGTGCCGCCTCTGGGGAGGAGCGGCACAGGATCAACTCCCCGACGACCGATGCTACCGCGTCGGTGACGCAGTTCCACAAGGTCGGGACAATCACCTGGAGGCCGTACTGATATGGGATGGTCAGCCGATGCGTACCGGAAAATGCTGCTGAGCCTCCTGCCCCTTGGGCGGCTCTGGAACAGGGAGTCTGACAGCGTTCTGAGCAAGGTCATGGGTGGTCTCGCGGAGGAGATGGCCCGTGTGGATGGCAGGGTTGGCGACCTTCTGGAGGAGGTGCTTCCTTCCGTCACCACTGAGCTGGTTTCGGAGTGGGAGGCCGACTTGGATTTGCCGGACGCGTGCCGTCCCATGAGCCGTATCGAAACCCTGGCCGGGCAGAGGGCAGACCTCACGAGGAAGTTCCTCCAGGTCGGCAGGCAGGACAAGGAGTACTTCGCGTGGCTGGCGGACACGTACATGCTGGGCACGGCGGAGCTGCCACCGGCTAGGCACCTGAAGGCTGTGATCGAGGAGGAGCCTCCGTCGATACGGGGGTCCTTCGGCACGGCGTTCTCCAGCGCGTTCAACCGGCTGATCTCCAACGCGGGGGAGTTTTTCGTCAAGTTCTACGACACCGGGCCGTTCGAGTTCATCCTGCTGACGTCCGGGATGGGACGCTGCGGGGACTCCATCGCCAGGGTTCCGTTTGTGGACAAGGCTCACTGCGCTATCCAGAAGTGGAAGCCCGCCCACTGCCGCGTGGGCTACCGGGTGGAGGGTGCCCCCTTCAAGGACGGGCTGAACCAGGTACGGAACCCCTACGCTCTCCTGGTGGACTTCCCGAGGGATTTCTCCGGCGTGGAGTTTGATAGCAGTTTCGCGCAGCTGGATGGTTCCGTGCCGGCGAACTTTCGCTTCTGGGATTGGGACACGTCCGGGACCCCACAGGTGGCCAGGGCATCCATGGAGTGGTCGGAGTACTACTCCATGCACTACAGCTTCAGCGTCGGCGGGGACGGCACGGAGCAGATCGAGTTGAGGCAGCCCAACGACACGGACGTCATCCCGCTTTATTCGCCCTATCCCATGTCGATGGAGTTTGGAGGGTACGCCAAGTTTCCCTCGGACCTCCTGGAGGCGTTCGACGGATCCTACTCCAGCGCGTTTCATCCGGCGAGCCTGTCCCAGCGCGTGGAGCTGAAGTTCACCGACGGCACGGAGCAGGAGGTCATGCCGATCACTCTTGGTCCGGCCGCGCAGGACTGGACGGCGCACTCTGACTCCATGTCTGTTGGGCAGAGCCCCCCGGCGTTCGATGTCGCCTTCTCGGAGGCCTTCGCGGCGGAGTGGAGCATGATCGGCTATGGCAAGGGCCTCATCACCGGGTTTCGTCCCAGGTTGACGCAGAAGTTCTACCAGGGAAAGGCTTATCTGGACGACCTGTTCGTCAAGTTCACAGACTACGTGGTCGAGTGGCCCCCTGACCTGACGGACACAGACGGAGGATTCGAGGCGGGTCCGTTCGATTGGGCGTTCGATCTTTCCAAGGGGGGCGAGTTCAACCGGCTGCCCTTCGATGAGAGCTTCCATCAGCCGATTGACTATTGGTTCAGGTTTCCGTGGGGGGATTTCCCCAGGGATGAGTTCGGTATAGAGTTCAACATCACCTAACACACACAGCACAAGGGAGGAGAAGGAAATGGCAGACACAGAACGTACCAGAACGGCAATCCTGGCCCTGTTGGCGGACAACGTCACCGGGCAGATCTCGGCGCAGGACCTCAGGGACTTCGTGGTCTCGATCATGCCCCCGGAGTACGAGAATGTGGGGGACGTCTGGCACGAGCCAGATGTAGAGGAGTTGGGGATCGCTGCCGAGGACCAGCAGGCCCGGGGGTGGATTTCGTATTCGCAGATCATGCTGTCGCTGTGCTCCTACGGGGATGCGCTGTTCCAGCACTCAGACGGAACGTGGGGATGGGCTCTCGCATCCCATATCTCCAGGATGCCTGTTGCTGGGCTGGCCCTCGGTAGCTACGCGATAGCGGAGAGCCAGGCAATGATCCTCCGTCGCGGGATCATCGCGATGACGGCGCTTTCTGTCCGGTTCGCTGGCCAGATCGGGCGACCAGTCTATATGCAATCCACGGACTCTGGCCGATTCAGCGTCACGGCGCCGACAACGGCTGGATATTCCCTCGCTATTGGGCTCGTGGAGGCCAACGGAGTCGGTTCCACGATCACCGGAGGCAAGATGCGGTTCGATCCGAAATGGGGAGTCACCGGAAACTAGCGGCTTTTATCCAGGGGGCGGCACTTCCGTCGCCCCCATAACTTTGGAGGAGGGTTCTGGGTCATGGATCGAACAAGCGGGCTGAACTATATCGTTGTGGACGGACTCAGGAAATTCACGGATAGCCCTCCCGGGACTGTCATTCCCGCAGTGTGGCTGAACGGGGTCCAGGAAGAGATCATGGCCGTCATCGAGCAGGGTGGTGGCTTCAGTGGCGACCCTAGTGACAACACGCAGCTGCTGGACGCCATTAACGATATTGCGCTCAGGATGGCGCAGTCGTCGACATTCAATGTGCGATTCGTGCGCACATACTCGTCCGATTTGGCCGTGGCCCTCGCAGCGATAGGGACCAGCATAAATACGGTGCTCGTTATAGACGGCCCGGTCTCGTTGCTGGACGGGTCCGTGACCGTTCCCGCGAACGTCACGCTGTGGTTCCTGTCCACGGGGCTGATCACGCTCAACACGTTCACCCTGACGATCAACGGCGGCATCATCGCGGACCACAACTTCCGCATCTTCAACGACGTCAGCTCTGGGAAGGTCACTGTCGGAGCTGCAGTGAAGGAGGTCTACCCGAACTGGTGGTACACGGGTACGGGTACATGGGCCACGGCGATCCAATCCGCAATCAACTCGCACCACACGGTGGCCTTTGTCGGGAGCCCGGAGGGAGGGACAGAGTACAATCTCAGCGGTGGGGCTGACACGATAACTGTGCCCGATGCGGAGCGCACCATAGTCGGCTATGGGCGACCTCAGTTGAAAGGTATAAACGTGACGAACGGTATCTTTCTGGTCCAGTATCGAAAAATGTTACACCTGAAGGACTTGTCTTTTGAGTCAGGATCGGGAACAGGCAGGATCATTCGTGTTAATATTGCCGCAGCTCAAGACGGCACCGAGCATCTGCTCGTCGAGAATTGTCAGTTCGGGGATGGTGTTGCAGGTGCTATAAATTATTTTGTGTATATGGATGGTGCCGGGCGTGCGACATTCAGGAACTGTCAGTTTCTTGGGCCTGGCGATTCCGCGTACGGGATATGGAGAAACAGATCCAATCACACAACCTTTGAAGACTGCACGTTTTCCAGCATGGGATTTTGTGTGTTTGATCAAGACACGTCCGGAACGGTCTACAGTTTCGGATCCAAGATCATTAACTGTGTCTTCGAGAATGTTTCCTTCGCATATCGTGGAGAGAATGTTATTCGTGCCGAGATGCGTGGGTGTAGGGTCAAGACAATCGCCTTAACTACGGCGACTCCGGTTACAATATTAGGGGCCGAGGGAGTGGTCATCGAAGACAATGAAATCACGCTCACTGACACAAGTCCGCAAGGAGGCATCAGCTTTACCAGGCATACCACGACGCTCGACCACTGCTATGATGTCACTGTGCGTGGCAACAAGGTCTACGCTGCGGCGCCTGGCGGGAGTCTTGATACCCTGATCTCCCTATGGTATTGCCATAACGCTGTAGTCGAGAATAACAATGCGAAGGGCTATAACGATCGTGGCATCAACATCGAGAACTCAGACACGATGATCATCCGACACAATTACGTCGAACCCACCGGCACCGGAGGCAACTACTCGATTGAGGTCACTGCCACCTGTACGAAAGACACCATGATCATCGAGGACAACTACGTCGAGGAGGTCATGAACATCCTCGGCGGCAGGCTGCGGAACAACTACGGCTACCAGACGGCGAACAGGGGCTCTGCAGCGATACTTTCCGCAGGAACGACTGTTGATGTCCCACATTCATGCGATTTGACGCCGGACTGGATCATGATCACGCCGAAGAATACGAACGACACATTGGCCCTGTCCACGATAGATGCAACCACATTCACAGTGAAGGCCTCGGCAGCTCTCTCCACCGGGTGCATATTCTACTGGCGCGCGGCTAACTACACTTGGGGAGTGATTGACTGACAAGGGCTGCCGTGGCACGGACCATCTCTTGCTCAGCCTCCTCCCCTCTGCCCATCTCATTAAGCAGGGAGGCACGTTCTGCCATCGTCTCGTGGTCGGTGGGGTTCTCCGCCAAGTACTCGTCATAGGCTATGAGCGCCTCCGGCCACAGGTCCTCGTGCTTGCGATAGAGCTTGGCGAGGTGCGGCAGGAACGAGTGGAACTCCGTCGTGTCCTTCATCGCCTCCCGGATCACACGGAGTCCCTCCTGCACGCGTCCCGCTTTGAGCATGGCCTGGCCCATTTCGAATCCGTATCGTTTGTTTTTCGGGGCGGCCTCGATCAGCGTCTCATACTCGGCAATGGCCTCATCGTGCGCCTCCCTCCACATGAGCGTGGTGGCCAGTCCCCAGCGGGCGTCCTGCTTCTCTGGCATCAGCTCCACGGCCCTGCGGAACATCTCCTCCGCCTTCTGGAAGGCGTCGTCGGTCTGGGTTTTTCGGCAAATGCCCTGCCCCTGAATGAGTAGGTAGGAGTAGAGGCATAGCTTGTCCTTGTGCTCCTCACGGGCTTCCTTGGCCCTGTCGGTGTCGCGCCTCTTGATCTCCTCCTCTCGGGCCGCGACAGCCCGCTCCTTCAGCGGAACGTCCATCACCCTCCGGGCCCACAGGAGGGGCTTCGCCCAGTTGCCGGCATCGAACAGGGCCTC